CAGTTCATGCACTTCCAGTGTACAAAGAAGAAACTAATTTTATTTTAACCAAAGACGAACTAGATACTGTTTTAAATCAAGATTATCACATTACTAAACAAAGTGGTAAGAATGGTGTTAAAATTTCTAAAACTGACAAAGTATTAGAAGATGAAAAATTACACAGAGTTAAAATTTTTATACTTTCAAGATTTAATCATTATGTAGAAAAAATATTACAAATTGAAAATTGTTTTTACTTAACTCAAAGTTGGAGTGCAATAAATGGTAAAGATTCAACACACCATTTACACGCACACCCAAATACGATTTTAAGCTGTGTTTACTATGCAGCTGCAAATCCTGATAATGGTGGCGAGTTGCGATTAAAAATGCAAAGGAGTAGATTACAAGAGGGTTTTTATTTTGCTTATGAAAAAAAAGAACCTAATGTTTTTAATTCTCACGCAACAGACATAAAAGTAAAAACTGGAGATATAGTTATGTTTCCTGGCTGGGTTGACCATGAGTCATTACCAAATAAAAGTGATGAGCAAAGACTCATCATAGGAACTAATTATTTTGCAGTAGGTAAACTTGGCAAAGTAGCAAATAAAGAATTTATAGAGATAGGATAAAGTATGCCAGTATATACATTTTACAATAAAGAAACAGATGAAACTTATGATAAGTTGATGAAAATATCAGAAAAAGAAACTTATCTAAATGACAATCCTCATGTTGAGAGTATCATATCTGCACCAGCGATAGTAGGTGACCATGTGGTAAAAAGAATGGACGGCGGTATGAAAGAAGTTTTTAGTCGTATTTCACAAGCTCACCCTAATAGTCCACTTGCTGATAGATTCGGTGATAATCGCACAAATGCACAGAAAAAGGTGGAAAGTATAGGTAAAAAGCATGGAATGGTACGCAAAGATGGTGGACAAGATGTTAGTAAACTTACACGAACATACAAAACTACATAAATATAACTGTATAAGTTTCAATATAATAACAAGATTAATTCTTAAATTTTAAAGAACTTATATAGGGGGGATTTCCCCCCACCTTTAACTTGGAATAAATTAAATATGTCAAAGAAAAAAGAAATTAGTAACTCAGATTTAGTTGAGATTAAACCAATTACAGATAATCAAAAATTAGTTTTTGAATCATATAAAAAAGGTTTAAATCAATTTTTATTTGGCTGTGCTGGAACTGGTAAAACTTTTGTTTCAATGTATCTTGCTTTTCAAGATGTGTTAAAAAATGAAACACCATATGAAAGAGTGGTAATGGTTCGCTCTTTAATACCTACAAGAGAGATAGGTTTTTTACCAGGCGATGAAGAAGATAAAGCTGCATTGTATCAAGTGCCATATTCTAATATGGTACAGTTTATGTTCAAGCAACCAAATGAACAAGCGTTCAATATGCTATACGACAGATTAAAGGCTCAAGGAAGTTTTTATTTTCTTTCAACATCTTTCCTTAGAGGTTTAACTTTTGATAACTCAATCATAATAGTAGACGAATGTCAAAATTTAAATTTTCATGAGCTAGACACAATTGTAACAAGAGTAGGTCAAGATTCTAAAATTATTTTCTGTGGAGATTTCATGCAGACTGACTTGACTAAAATGAATGAGAGAAATGGATTGCATGACTTTTTAAGAATACTAGAAGAAATGAAACAGTTTAACTGTGTTGAGTTTGATATTGGGGATATAGTTCGCTCTGGTTTCGTTAGAGATTATCTCATTCAGAAAACTAAATTAGGAATAGGAGTAGAATAATGGCTTTTAAACTTTCAAGTAGGTCACTAGGTAGACTTGACGGAGTAGATGAAAAATTATCTAATATTGTTAAGAAAGCAATACAATACACAAAAATAGACTTTGGAGTCATACAAGGACTTAGAAGTATAGAGGAACAAAAAGAATTAGTTGCAAAGGGTTTATCAAAAACTATGAACTCAAAACATTTAGAGGGTCGTGCAGTAGACTTAATGGCTTATCTAAATGGTAGAGCTTGTTGGGAAGTTAATGTATATGATGATATTGCAGATGCAATGAAACAAGCTGCAGTAGAGGAAGAAGTGCCGCTGAGATGGGGTGCAGCTTGGACTGTATCAGATATCCGTATGTTTTCAGGCACGATGGAAGAAGCTATGACATCATATGTTGATATTCGTAGATCACAAAATAAACGCCCTTTCATAGACGCACCTCACTTTGAACTTATGACTACAATCAACGGAGGTTTTTAATTAGAAATTAATATTATGTTTTATCATTTGAATGTGAATCTGACTGACTTAAAAACAAAAACAATAAACAAAAAAAGATACTATGTAACTCCACATGGAAAAGAATATCCATCAATCACCACTGTTCTTTCAGTTAAGAACAAAAAGGGATTGATGGAGTGGAGAAAGAGAGTAGGCAATGAAGTTGCAACTTACATTAGTTCCAAATCTGCAATTAGGGGAACTCATGTTCACTCTATGTGTGAGGATTATCTAAATAATAAAGAAATTTACAAAGATGAATGGATTTTTCTACATTATGTATTGTTTAAACAGTTAAGAGATAAGGGTTTAAATAATATAAATAATATTCACGCACAGGAGTGTGCATTATATTCTGATGAATATGAAATAGCTGGTAGAGTTGATTGTATCGCAGAATATAAAGGAAAGTTATCAGTCATTGACTTCAAAACTTCATCTAAAGAAAGAAAAGATGAGTGGAATGAAAATTATTACATACAAGCCTCTGCATATGCAGAGATGTATCGTGAGAGAACAAACACAGAAATAAATCAAATTGTAATACTAGTTGTTACAGAAGATGGAGTTGTGCAAGAGTTTATTAAAGATAAAAACTCATATATACCATTATTAAAAGAATCTGTGGAAGCATGGAAAAACAAGGATATTCTACAATGACAGACGAAAGAGTAAAACTAACAGATGCAGCTAAACAAAAATTGCAATTTATGTTATTTGATGATGGTAAATCTGTTGACTATAATAATCAGATTAGATTATTTGTAGTGGGTGGTGGTTGTGCTGGACTTAATTATGGTTTTGATTTTTCACTTGAAGAAGATGATGATTACAAGATACCATTAAATAATATGAATGATGCGTTTTTAGTTGTAGACCCAATGAGTTTTCCTTACATTGAGGGTGCAACAATTGATTACACAAAAACACTTATGGGTGAATCATTTACATTCAATAATCCAAACGCATCTGCAACTTGTGGCTGTGGCTCATCTTTTGCAGCCTAATGAAAAAAAGTACAAAAACAATAACTAGGTGGATTCTAGCAATCATTCTATTTTTTATTGCAGTGTTAATACATGACGCAAATACAGTTGGTATTGATATAGCTGGTAATACCTATGTTATGAAACAAGTTTCCAATTATTGAAATTGTCTTGACATACTATCATTAAGTGTGTTAGACTATTAGAGTTTTGTTAGTTGTACTCTGAAAAAACAATTAACATCAAAAAAAAGGAGGCAATATGAACTATCTTGAAACTGCGAAGAAATGGCTTATGTCCATTTTAGATTTAGGTCTTGTAGTGGTTGCACTAGCAGTCGTACTACAAGTCTTATTTGGTGAGGCTGTGCCATTTGTAGGTGGTGATGTAGTTGCCAATGTAATTCAATTAGTTAACGCTTTGGGTAGCCAAGGGTTAGTTGGTTTAGTTGCAGTTGGTGTTCTATTTTGGGTTTTTAATCGCAAATAGAATCGTATTAAGTTTTGGTGGTTGTACTTGGAACAACCATCATTTTTTTTTATTATGAGGGTCGTTATGTTAACTTCAAAATCTTTTTCTCTTGAAGTGGAAACAATTGCAAGAGAGAAAAAAATCACACACATGGAAGCAGTTTTAGAATACTGCAAAGAACATCAACTTGAACCTGAGTCTGTTGCAAGACTTGTATCAAAAGGTCTCAAAGACAAAATAGAAGCAAACGCAAGAGATTTAAATTATTTTCCTAAACGAGCAAAACTTCCAGTTTAATGGAGCCTATTGATATCTATCTAATGTATTGTGCAATGAAAGCTCACTTTGGTAAAAGTGATTATGATTTTATTAAGTATGAGGGTAAGTCAAAAGTATCTAGGGATTCTTTTTGGAAAAGAAAAGACAGGTCTTTTTTCGTAAAATTATCACGCAAATATAAAACTAAAGATGAAATAAAAGATTATCTTGTATCTAATTTTGTTAAAGAAAATAAAGGGTGGGTTGGTAATTTTACTGATGAAAATTATATTCAATGGAAAAACACTAATTTAATTGAACTGTTTAAAAAAGACATTTCATTATTATTAAAAAACTTTGAAGATGGGAAAATTATATTTGTAGTTCCAAAGAGTGGACACCCAAAATTATTAAGAGAATATCTAGGAAAAAGAATATCAATTGAAACCATGATTATTTTAGACGAGATTACAAATTATACTTCAAATTGGAATATATCTTTAAAAGATGATGTGGTTTGGCCAAATATAAATTATTTAATGAATAATTACAAAAAGTTCTTGACAATAGACAAAAAACAATGTAGAATAGACTTATTTAAATCAATAAAAAGGAGTAAAGATGTCAACTTATGAACAGTTGCAAAAAGACAAAGACTGGTTTGAAAACAAATCAGACAAACTTGAAGCTAAAGTAAAACAGCTTCAATATGACCTTGCAGAGTTGCAAAAAAGCAATTCTGAACTTTTAGAGAGGTGTAAAAAACTTGCATCTCGCCAACCAGCTTGGCCAAAGGGGTATCGTCCACAACGATACTACAATAGTAATAGAAATGCAGCTAAGCAGTAGCACAGTAGAACTATTAGACCACATGGGCAGTGATTTGACTATTGCAAACGCAGCTCGTGTGTCTTTTGGTAAAAGAAAAGAACAATTTGATGCAAAAGATGTTGGACTAATTAATTATCTTGCAAGGCATAATCATTGGAGTCCATTTGGGCATGCATCTTTACAGTTTCACATTAAAGCACCAGTATTTGTTGCACGACAGTTAGTAAAACATCAAGTAGGTTTAGTATGGAATGAAGTAAGTCGTAGATATGTAGATACTGAACCAGAGTTTTTTAAAGTTGATTCTTGGAGAGGAAAAGCAGAGAATAAAAAACAAGGCTCTGATGAAAATAAAACAGTTGATAAAATTAAAAAAAATGCATTGTATTCAGTTTCAACATCTTCACTTAAAGAGGAAATTGAATCAGATGCATTAAGAAATTATAATTTAATGCTACAATCTGGTATTGCACCAGAGCAAGCTAGAATGATATTACCACAATCAATGATGACTGAATGGTATTGGAGTGGGAGTCTATATGCGTTTGCAAGAGTTTGTAATTTAAGATGTAAGCCTGATGCACAATTAGAGTCAAGACAAGTGTGTGATTTAATTGATACAAAAGCAGAAAAATTATTTCCAATAAGTTGGAGAGCGTTAAGAGATGAGTAAAGTTATAGTCTATGGAAATGGGAAATCTCGTTTAAAGTATGATGATACTATTTTTGATAATGTTATTACATGGGGTTGTAATGCGATTTATCGTGATATGAAAGTGGATAACCTTGTTTCTGTAGACTATGGCGCTCAGCATGAAATCTATACATCAGGATATGCAAAAGAAAACAATTGCTGGTTTTTAGATTGGAACATACTACCAAGAGAATTTACCATTATGGGTAGTACATTTAATTTAAAATTCAAAAACTTTTATGAAAATGAACCTACTGAAAATGGTTGTGTAATAAACGGAAAACCAAATGATGATTTATATACTACATGGATAGATGATGTAGATAAAGTATCTAACATTGATTATCCTAGAGAGTGGTGCTCTGGTGCGACTGCAATTCATCTTGCGTGTCAGCAAGGAGCTAAAGAATTATTTTTACTTGGATTTGATTTGAGTATAAATAATATATATGAGGGAACAAAAAACTATCCTAAACAAATAGAACACCCTGAATGGAAACAACAGTTGTGTACTACTTTTAGGGAGTTTGGAGATACTGAGTTTTTTTGGGTTGAACCTCAACACTCAGTTGAATCTCTCACTAATTTTAATTTAAAATATATAACATACGATACATTTAAACATACGATAACATAAGGAGATTACTATGTCGTTAGACGCACTTAAGAAGAGCAATTCGCTTGACAAACTTCTCAATGCAGTAAAAGAAGATTCTGCACCTCAAGAGAAAAAATCATATGTAGACGAAAGACTTTGGAAGCCAGTATTGGATTCATCTGGTAATGGTTACGCAGTTATTCGTTTCTTACCAGAAGTTCAAGGTGAAGATATGCCTTGGGCAAAAGTTTGGAATCACGCATTTCAAGGCCCAACTGGACAATGGTATATTGAAAACTCTCTTACTACTATTGGACAAAAAGACCCTGTGTCAGAACACAATACTAAATTGTGGAACTCAGGTTTAGAGTCTGATAAAGAAATCGCAAGAAAACAAAAGAGAAAGTTGCAATACTTTTCTAACATCTATGTTGTGAGTGACCCAAAGCACCCAGAAAACGAAGGTAAAGTTTTTCTATTCAAGTATGGAAAGAAAATCTGGGATAAGATTAATGAAGCTATGTCACCAGCATTTGAAGATGAAAAACCAATTAATCCTTTTGATTTTTGGGAAGGTGCAAACTTTAAATTGAAGATTCGTAAAGTTGATGGATATTGGAACTATGACAAATCTAGTTTTGATGCACCATCTAAACTAAAAGAATCTGATGAAGATTTGAATAAGATTTGGAAAAATCAATATTCACTTAAAGAGTTTACTGCACAAACAAACTTCAAGTCATACGAGGAACTTAAAACTCGTTTAGATGCAGTTCTTTCTGGAACAGTATCAGTTGGAAATGTAACAGAGGACATTAATGATGATGTTCCTTTTGCAGAGCCAAAAGTTGATACCAAACCAATTGAGTCTAAACAAGATAAAGATGACGATGATACAATGGGTTATTTTGAAAAACTTGCAAACTCATAAAGAAAGGTCTGACACTTCCTACTATTGCTGAAGCTAGCTAGGTTTAAATAGTTTAATGTGTTATCCCCCACAGAGCTCATAGTGGGGGATTTTTTTATATGGAGCTTGTAGTAAGTTGTCTTAAGAGTGGATCTGGATTTACTATCAAATGACTTGCTTGCTGAACTGTTGTTGCATTATTAACAGTTCTTGCACTATTATCCATAACTACTGTTTGTCCACTCGTATTTTCTTTTACTTGTGGTGATGCATCAATCATCTCAGTTCTTTGTGCAGAATTAGTTTGTGCAGTTGTTGGTGTGGTTGAAACACTACCACCTTTCATTTTTTCAGAGAATACTCTATTAAATGCTTCAAGTGGACTTTCACCAAAAGGTGCAGCTGCTTTTACAGCTGCTACTACTGCACTAAGCATCGCACTTATAAAATTACCTATTGGTGCAAGTTTTTCTTTTATAGCGTTTATAAAAGGCTTAAAAAAATCAAGAACTGGTTTAAAGAAATCAATCGCAGTTTCTAGTTTTGGTTTTAT